TGGGCCATGGCCAAAAGGCGACGCTCGATGTCGCGGCGCTCCGTTGCGCTGCGGGCTGCGCTGGACTGGAGCGACAGCAGGTCCGCCGTCAGGTCGGTGAGCGCGCGTTCCTTCGCCAGCCGCTCGTCTGCCAGGTCACGGGCGAGTATGTCAGACGACACCCGGTCCTCCATCGTCGCCGTCTGGCTCTGGAGAAGTTTGAGCTGGTCGAACTCGGCCTGGGTGATGTCCTTGCGAGCGAGCCGGCTGGCCAACTCCTTCGTCTCGGCCTCGCGCTCCAGAGTCAGCTGGGCCTGAGCCAGATCGTAGCGCTGCTGGACGGTCAGCAGCTCGTCGTCGGCGATGCCTAGGGCGCGCTGGCGCAGGCGAAAGATTTCCTGCTCAACCCTCTCAGCGCGGCGGGCTTCGCGTTCCGCGGCGCGTTGAGCGCTGCTGTCGGCGCGGCCGGGGAGCGAGGCAAGCGTGGGGCTTCCGGACGACGAACGGCGGCGAGGGGTTCGTTGCGGTGCGTAGCGGCCCGTGCCCGAAGCGAGGTCTTCCAAGCCCTCCGTATCGACGAGGTTCGGGCCGTTGACTGCGAAGCGGCCGATCTTCACCAAGCCCTTCACCAGCCCCATAGGCGTAGCGGCCATCCCAAGAGCATCACCGAAGCCGACGCCAGTGACGCGCTTCGCCGCTTGCGACTTGTCGATGAAGTCACTCAGGGCATTGATGGCGTCCGCGATCTGCGAAGTGAAGTTCAGGACCTCGTCGGACAGATTGATGAAGGCCTCGGCCATTTGGATGCCGATGACCTGCGAGAGGTCTTCAAGCTGGCCCTGAGCGTCGGCACCCTTCCTGATGATTTCGGCGTCCATAACGAAGCCGAGCGCGGCAGCCTCGTCGCGAAGGCGCGCAATTTCTTCGCCGCCCTCGCGCGCTGCCGTGGCCAGTGCCCCCAATCCAATCTGTTCGGTGATGGCTTGACGATCATTCGGGTTCTTCAGGGCAGTGATGCGGTCCATCACCTGCTCCAAGGCTTCGTCTGCGTCCTTGATCCTGCGAAGTTCTTCTGGACCGAACTGAAGCCGGCCAAATGGCTTGAACGCCTCTTTCGAGATGCCGGCCTGGGCCTGGGCGAACTTGGTGGCAAACTTCTCTAGGTCGGCGTCGACCGCTGCTGCATCCTCGCCCGTCTTGCGAGCGACATAGCGCCACTCCTGAAGAGCCGTCGTGCCAATGCCGATCCGACGGGCGCTGTTGGCCATGTCATCGGCCATCTTGAGGCTGGCCTGTCCGGCTTGAAACGCGAAGGTCGCGGCAGCGGCGAGGACGGCCGTGAGAGCGAGGACGCCAGCAGTGGCGGCGCGGGTCATCTTCTCTATGCCGGACCCGATGTTCCCAGCGCCCGTGTTCGCCTTCTTCTCCGCCCGATCGACAAACACGTCGAGATCCCGCTCGGCGGCCTTGATGTCCTGACCGAGCTTCTGGCGAGTTGCGCGCAGTTCGAATTCGGCCGAGCCGACTACGTTGCCATCGGCCATGCTTCACCTACGAAAAAGGGCGACCCGCGAGGATCGCCCTGTGTCAGACTAAATCTGCCGCAGTAGCAGCAGGGCTCGCGCTATGGCCTAGCGATCTTCACTAGCCGCCAGCAGGACGAGTCGTTCACGTCGGTGCAGGCGATATCCACGATCACGCCAAGCTCACCGACATCATCCACTGCGGCGCACGACACCTGCCTGGCCCCGTCTTTGCCCTCGCCAGTTTCGTAGACGCGCCATGGAATCTGAAGCTGGGCGCCTTGTGAGACTTGTCCTGAGTTTTCGGCGTCAATGAGAGCCAGCCCGCAGGCCACCACGGCATCAGCGCGACGATCCGTTGAGGTCGTAGGCGCCTTCGACGGTGTGTACTGGCTCAAGCTCAAGAACGCCACCACCACCAGAACAACTGCGGCCAGCACACCAAAGCAGCCGAAGAACCCCCTGGTAAACCCTGTCTTAGCTTCGCTCATCCGCCCCTCCATTTGACCGGGGGACGCTATGGCACCTCGCTCAACGGCTCAACCTCCAGCCCCCAATCGGTCGCCATCCGGTGGAACATCGCTGTCGCCACCGCTTCGGCTTCCTTCGGGTCGGGCGCGTCCAGCATCGACTTGATGTAGCTGGCTGGGCCTTGGAGACGCTCCTCGCGGGCGAAGCGCTCGCCGAACCAACCCGCGTAGAGCGACGCCTCGATCTGGGCCCGTCCGATGGCGTGCAGCCGCATCGCCAACCGGTAGGGCGTCAGGCGCCAGAACTCGTCCTCGCTGATCCCGGCTTTCAGTGCCGCCCGAAGATGCGCCTCAACCACGTCGGCTGGGCGCTGTTCCGAGGGCGTTCGGTGTCGGCTTCGACGGACCTCCTTGCGGACCATACTGCGCCAGTTCCCAAGCGGCCCAGACCGCCTTGAGGCAGACGGCGAGGGGATAGACCGCCATCGGAGCGGCGAGGACGTCGGCGGCCTTAATATGGCCGCCGGACATGACCTCCAGCGCTTCCGCCAGTGCAGTCGAGCCGCCGGAGCGGCCCTTCTGCATGGTCTTGAACTGCTCCAGCAGCCAGTCGTGGCCCTTGGCGTCCAAGGCGGCGTAGGTCAGTTGCAGCGGGACCGCCCGCCCATCCGGCAGGTTCAGCGGGACGATCCCTTCGCGCGCGTCGTTCATCAGTCCTGAGCTTCCCGCGCCGGTGCCGCCAGCGGCTCCAGCGTGCCTGAGTAGGTGACCTTGCCGTCGACAGGGGCGGCGAGCGTCAGGTTCGGCACCGCTTCGAAGGTGATCTGCTTGCCGGTGCCGCCGGCGCCCAGGGTGACCTTGAAGGGCAGGGGCGTGTTCGCGGCCATGGCGGTGAACATGGCTTCCTGCTGAGTGTCGCCCTGCTCGTAGTGCATGTCGAAGCTGTAGGGCGACGGCTCGCGTGGGCCCGAAATGTACTCGCGCGTGCCGGCCGGGGTGTCGAAGTCGGTGGCGTCGATCTTATTCGGGGTGAAGCCGCCGCCGCTGAGGTTCGTCACGCCGGGGATGTTGGCATAGGTGATGGTGCCGCTGCCGGAGCCCAGCAGCAGGTGCATGAAGCCTTGAGCCAGAACGGCCATGGTCATTCTCCTGAGGAAGGTTGGCAGGTTGGAGAAGGTCGCGCACCGCCTGCCACGGCGCGCGAATGGGTCAGGCCTGGACCAGATCCAGCCGGATCGAGACGCGCCGGCCGATGAAGGCTTCGTCCGAGGTCGGGGATTGCATGGGGCCGTTGACCCGGCAGACGTCGCACTTGCCGCCGGTCACGGTCAGTTCGCCCGGGCGATTATGGAAGAGGTCGCGCACCGCGCGCATGACCGTGTCGAGGGTGGCGCCGGAGCCGGTGTCCCGCTGATAGCCGCGCACTTCCTGGAGGATCAGTCGGCCGATCTCGGTGAAGGTTTCCATCGGCTCGTCGCGGGTCGGCACGGCGATGATCAGGAATGGCTTGGTCGGCGGCGTGTCCAGGAAGTCGTCGGGCGCGCGCTCGGAGAAGATGGCCGGCGCGCCGTTGTAGGTGGCCAGCGAGGCCGAGACGCTAGTCAGCCTGGCGAAGATGGTGGCGGTCGAGTTCATTCCCTGGCCCCCTGGATGAACGCGTCGCGCAGGTCGTCGGCATAGTCGGTAGCCAGCAGGGTCAGGAAGGGGCGTGCGGCCATGCGCTCGGTGCCCTTCTCCAGCGCCTCGGCCTGGGCAGAGTTGGCGACGATGCGGCCGACCATGTCGTCACCTTCGCGCCGGATGGTCGGGTCGGCATTGGTGTTTGCTGACAGCGCGCCGGTGTCCTTCGCGGGCGGCTCGCCGGGCGCCGACGCTTGGTGCTTCCCGTAGATGCGACCGGAGCCCGGCCGGTTGAGGATGTCGCCCTTGAGGATTTGCTCGCCCTTGCCGAGGGCGCTGCGGAGGCCGGCCTCGCCAGCGTTGGTCGCGATCTTGGCGATGACGCCGTCATAGAGCGTGACCTTGCCCATTACCGGGCCTGAAGTTCGTAGAGCGCCGCTGCCGGGTCGCCAGTCTTGGCGATGATGTCGAAGGTGGACGGGGCCAGCCCCTTGGCGGGGTCGGGCGCGGTGATCTTGTGGCCCTTCGCCGGGATGACGCCTGTGGGGAGGCTGCCGCCAAGGACCAGAACCAGCCGGTCGGTGCCGGGAATGCCCAGCGAGGCGCGCCGGAAGTCGTCGTAGTCGGTCACCAACGCCTTGCAGCCATGCGAGGTCGGCGGGCCCGTGACAAAGCCGCCCTGGCCGTCCGAGACCTGGGCTCCGGGCACGATCAGCACGCCGTCTTCGAAGTCCTCGGCGAAGTCGGCGAGAGCTTCAGCTTGGACGCCGGTGATAATACTCATGTGCGTAAGCCAATGCGGAGTTTGGCGCCGCAACGGTCGATCCTCAGCGGCCCTACACGAGTGATGGACAGGTTGCCGACACGGACGAGCGAAATGCCGGGCAGTGCAAGTGCGATCTCAGCAGTGATGGGGCCAGTTTTCATTGATCACCTCAGGCGGATCGAAATGCTTTCGTCGCAGCGGCAGGAGACGATCTCGTCAGTCCCGGCGCCGAGCGACGTATCGCCGGGGAACATCAGAAGCGCGCCGCTCGGGCTCTGGAAGGGCTGGGACAGGCCGCGCACCGTTTGGCCGGCCATGGCGTCGTGCGTGTCGCGTTGGCGGCCGTCCTGGGTGGTGTGCCAGCCACGTTCGACGTCGGCCTCGGCGATGCGGCCGTCGTCGACCAACTGCTGATAGGCTTCGTGCTTGGCGGCGCGGATAGCCGGCAGGCCCTCGGTGCGGGCGATGACCTCGCCGCGGAGTTGGACCAGCCGGGTGGAATAGCGGGTGACCATGAGAGAGGCGGTGTCGCGGTCGATGGCCTTGCCTTCGCGGATCGCCTTCAGGACCGTGCGGTCGTAGCGGCGGTCGCGTCGGGTGCGGGTCAGGGATTGCTTCAGCAGCTTCGGATCGGCCGAGGCCAGTTCGATGCGCGCGGCCTGGACGTAGGCCCGTTGCGGCGCCGATAGACCGATCAGACCGCCTTCACGTTTCCCGGTGGCGCGGCTGATGCGGCCGACCAGATCAAGAGCGACCGAGCGCGGGTGCGCGCCGCGCGCCATGCCGTCAGCGAGGAAGTCTCTGGCCTGCTGACGTTCTCCCTCGACCAGGCCGGTGATCAGGTTGCCCGAGAACTGGCGGATCCAGCTTGCGGCGCGCTGATTGCCGGGGTCGAAGCGGAAGCCGATCGACACAGCGGCCGGCATGGATGCGACGGCGCCTTGGCCGCCTGCGACGAAGGCCTCGGTGATCTTCTGTTCCAGAGGGAGGAAGGCGGCTCGGTCGATGTGCAGCGCTTCGAGCGCGGCCTGCAGGTTGCCCTGTTCAATGGCCAGCTTCAGCCTCTGAAACTCCACTCCGCTCTTCAGATTGTTGACGGCTTCGCGGAAGGCGAGGGCGACCTCCAGGCCGAACTTCGCCGCCAGCTCCCTGAAGAGCTGTCGTTGGGTCGGGCGTCTGGCCATTTGGCTAGGGCTTCAGCTTGCCGGCGTGGTGGGCGGCCTCAGCCATCAGATCGAGGTAGGCCTCGAACTGCGCGCGGGCCAGATCGCGATAACGCTGAACCTCGGACTGCGGCTGCTGGTTGGCGATGGCGTGCTGCATCTGACCGGCCGTCGAGGCGCAATCGAGGATGGTCTCGGTCGCCAGCTCCATCGGCATGCGATGGGCGTTCAGGCGCGGATCATCATGGGCGATGCGCTTGGTCATGGGGGGCAAGGTCGCACAGGACTGCATGTCAGCCAACCGCCCACAGGCCGAGGCTGGCCAGAGTGCTTTCCGGCTTCAGGTAGGGAGCGAGCAGGCCTTCCACGGCGCTCAGCTTCAGGGTGCCGTCGGCGATCACGTCGCCTGATCCTTCGAAGAATTCCTTCTCGATAGGCCCGATCTTCTTGCGCTTCACGGCGCCGGCTGCGGTGGCCGAGACCGACAGGCTGCCGGGCTTGATCGCCTCATGATGGGCCGCCGCATACGAAGCCTGCTCAATCGCAACCGGAATGACGTCGTCGGGAATGGTCTGCCCGTAGGCCTTAGCGCCGGTGCGCGGCCACGCGCGCTCCTGGGCAATGCCGAGGGTAGGGACGCCCCAGAAGCGGGAGCCGTAGGTGTTGTCCACGTACTGGCTCCCGCGCTGGCGCAGGATGGCAGGCGTGGGAGCGCCATCGGGCAGGGACACGCCGTTGATGGCCAGCCATGCCGTGAACCCGCTGTCGCTCCCGTAGGCCATGTTCAGGCCGCCGCCTTGTCGAACGCAGCCTTGGCGCTCTCGGTGGCGAAGGCCAGCTTGTCGTCGTCCGACAGGCCGTCGAAGCCGTCCAGGTCGTTCTTGCGAACCGACTTGCCGACGGGTTGATCGGCGCCGTCGAAGATCGACCACCAGCCGGGTGACTTCTCCTTGGCGGTGAACGGGCCGACCGGGGCGACGAATTCAGCCGGGGGCTGGTCGTTGCCGGGCTTCTCGCCGCCCTTGGGATTGGTCACTGCGGTCTTGCCGGACTTCTCGCCGCCCGAGATGACCTCGAAGCGACCTGCCCACGGGTGAGGGGCCAGCGGCTCGCCGTCCTCACCGACTTCCGGATCGGCGACCGACAGTTCGGTGCCGACCGGGATTTCCTTGCCTTCGCCGTCGTGGATGCCGCCGGCGGTGATCTTGATGCGCATGATGGCGCTCCTTCTGAAAGGGAAGGGCCAAGGCCGGAGCCCTGGCCCCGCCGCCTTAGTTGATGACCGTCGAGGCGAAGACGCCCGACTTGCCGTTGTAGTCGCCGCGAACCTCGATCCCCATCGCGCCCATCACCAGGAATTGGTAGTTGTCGGTGGGGTTCAGGCGGGTCATCGCCGTGGTGTTGACGGCCATGCCGACCAGCGGACGGACATACCGGGCGTTCGGCACGAAGCCGAAGAACTGGTTGCCTGTGAGCTTCCAGGTCACCTCGATCTTGTTGATCCGGCGGTTGCGAGCGACGAAGTCCCGCACGGTGCCCTGCTTGAAGCCTTCGGCGCTCGAGTACGAGCGGTCCCAGGCGCGGGCGATGTCCGGCGAGATGTAGAGGTTCACCTTCTCGGTGATCAGGTTGGTGTCCAGCATGGCGCCGAAGGGCCCCACGAAGAACGCTTCCAGCTCATCCGGCGTGGCCGTGGTCAGGTCGATGTCGGCGCCGCCGGCGGCCGAGCCAAGGTTGATCAGCTTGGTCATCGGTGAGTTGCGGATGCCGTAGGCCGTGTAGCCCTGGAACTTGATGCTCGTGTCGCCGTCCAGCGCATAGTCCGCCATGTTGCGATTGATCTTGTCCAGCGCGCCTTCCTGGTCGTCGGCCAGTGCGTCGAAGTTGGCCGAGCGGAGGGTGTTCCACTCGCGCCATTCGCGGCCATAGCCGTCGGCGAAGATGGGCACGACCGTCCCGCGGTAGTCGTAGATGGTCTTGTCCATCGCCACCGGGACCTGACCCGACAGAGAGCGGTGGACCGGGTTGCTGGTGTCCGACGCCACGCGGCTCAGGTGAGCCATGGTGCCGATGTTCACCGGCTTGGCCAGGGCCATCAGGTCGGCCATGAACGGCTGGCCGCCATCGTCCCGCATCACGCGGGTGGTGATGGTGTCCAGTTCCAGCCAGGCGTCGCGCGGCAGGATCGCCGAGGCGTTCGCCTGGAAGCTCGCGAAGTGGTCTTCCACGTGGTGGAAGTAGTCGCGCGAGACGCCGAGCTGATCCCACCACTCGGCGTGAGGGCGGGAGTTCGCGATGAGGTTCTCATCGAAGTAGCGCATGTGCCAGGTCTCCCTTAGGCCACGGCCGTGTTGCGACGAGCCACGCGCGCACGCACGAGCTGGTCGGAACCGGTGTTGTTGTTGAAGGCCTCTTCGGCCACCAGGGCGACGTTCTGACCGGTCGTGGCCAGCGCCAGCTTGGCGACGGCGTTGCTGGCCAGCTTGGCGCCGCGAGCGACGTTCACGCCGGTAGGAACGCGGACGTTGAAGAACTGCTCGTCCAGCAGCTCCATCGCGATGATCGTATCGCCCGCCGGCCAGGCGTCATCGACGCCCTTCAGCGCCAGATAGTTGTCCTGGACGACATAGAGCTTCTCGCCCGAGTTGGCTCCGGCCGGGGCGAACTTGGCCCCGGACTCCACGACGAGGGTGCCGGGCAGGACCGAGGTGTCGCAGATGCGCTCCTGCACCTGCGGGGTGACCTCCGTGACGGGGCCGGCGAAGATCTTGTTGAAGCGGGCCATCAGTTCACCGCCTTCGGGGCGACGTGGCCCTTCTTCTCGCCGGTGCGCGGCTGGAAGCCGTTGACGATGGGCGCGGCCTTGCCGGGGTTGGCCTGCTTGACCAGGGCCCGGGCGGCGTTGAGCGTCAGCTCCTTCGCCGTGGCCTCGTCCATCAGGTTGGCGGCGACGATCTTGCCGACCAGTTCGGTCAGTTCGGCTTCGTCCTTGGCCTTGGCGCTGTTGGCGAGGGCTTCCTGCGCTTCGGTCAGCGGCTTGATGGCCGCAGCGACCGCGGTGCCGATTGCAGTGGCGAGGGAATTCGCCAGGGCATCGGGCTTCAGGCTCTCCGAGAGGGTCTTCACCTCGCCGGACAGCGCATCGAACTGCTCTTTCGAGACAGACATGTCAGCTTCCTTGTTCTGCTGTTCAGAGGGTTCCCGCTCGGAGCCCGAAAGGGCCTCGATGAGGGCGGCTTTCACTCGTTCCATGAGCGAGGCCTTGCGGCTCTTCTCGATGGCGCGGACGGCGCTTTCGACCGCCCATCCAAGCTCGCGGTCGGCCTCCTCCTGGAAGACCGAGTTCACGACCTGGATCTCTTTGCCCGCCGAGTTGACCATCATGCCGACGCCCTGCTCAGGGGTGGCCGCGCCTTCCTCGTCGAGGAGGATGGCGTCGTGGTCGAACTCGATGTCGCGAGCGGTGAACTTGTGGGCGACGTCTCCGTTGGCGGCGTCGAGGAAGGACAGCAGGCCGGTGGAGGTGTGGACCGGGTCGCCAGCCTCAATGGCTGCCAGCACGCGCTTGCCGCCCTCGGACTGGTTGGCGACAGCCACGTCTATGACCTTATCCAGCAGGACGCGGCCCTTCTCTTGCCGGACGTTCTCATTCCAGGCGCCGATCCAGCCTTGGTTCAGGCCTTCAGGGTCGCGCGCCGACAGGAACTTGCCGTTCACCGAGGGGTGGCCCAGCGGCGCCGGGGTGCGCTCCAGCGACTTGAACGACTTCGCGATCTCGGCGGCCGGATAGAGGATGTCGTTCATCACGATGTCGTCGGGCAAGGTGGCCGAGGGGACGATGATCACATCCCGACCGTTGCGCTTCTCGCGCCGGAGCGCGGCGGTGTTGGCGAGGGTGCGGATGTTCACGCGCACCTGGTCGCCAGCGGCGAGGTCGCGGTTCACCACGAACATGCGTTCAGACATGCGCGGCCTCCTTCAGATTGTGGGGGTGGTCAGGCCTCGTTGGCCGGGTCTTCTTCAGGATCGCCAAGGGCGTCCCGCTCATCGTCGGCGCCCGGCTCGTCTCGGAACCGGTCAGCGTCGCTCAGGGGCTCCATGCCCACCACGGCGCGGATGTCGTCGCCGGTGAAGACGACCTCGCCGTCCGGCTGCTTGGAGTTCACGTCGGCCATCTTAACGGCTCGGTCGATCTTCTCGCCCATCGAGCTTTCGGTCAGGTCGGTCCACGACAAGAACCAGTCCTTCTCAGGCAGAAGGCCAAAGCTCTCCAGCCGGTTGACGAAGGTCATGATGGCCGGGACCACGATGTTGGTCCGGCGCCCCATGTTGACCTTGGCCCACTCCTCGCTGTCCTCGGTCGAGGCGCGCTCGCCAGTCTGGGAGCCGATCAGCACCTTCATGGGGATGGACCATGACGCGGCGAATGACTGCGCGGCCACGGCGAAGAAGTGTTCGGGCGAGGGCAGGTTGACCTGCATTGGCGTCGCCTTGATGCCCTGGAGCAGCAGCGACTTGTCGAAGCCCTTGTTGAAGCCCTCGACCTGCTCGTCGATCTTGTCGACCACGTCAGCGACACCAACGCCCATGGCCGCAGCCATGCTCTCGATCTTGGCGTCCTTGTCGATCTCCAGGCTGAGACCGGACTTGGCGTTCTTCCAGAAGCCCTCGCCGCCGCCGCCCCTGATCTTCTCCATGTCCAGCAGGGCGTTGTAGCCGGGCTCCAGAGCGGAGCGGCCATTCAGCGTGCCGTCGCGGGACCAGACGATCACTCGGTCAGGGTGGATCATGAAGGTGCGCGGCTGCTTCTGCTGGCCAACCGCGCTCTCGGCGAAGCTGAACATCTTCGGCTGGCCGTAGGTGTCCGAGGCCTCGTCGGTGTCCCACTCGTTGACGGAAAGCTGGCCTTCCCATGCAGGGATGACCTCGACCAAGCCCAGCAGGCCGCCGGGCACGCGCGTCACCGGCGCCTTGAACGGCTGGTTGTCCGCGAAGCGGAGGATCAGGCCGGAATAGGCGCCGACCAGGCCGCGCCTGTCGCACTCGGCCAGGTGCTGCCAGATGCGCAGGTCAGCGAAGCGCTGGCGAATGTCCGCCTCAACCCGCGTCTCGCCCTGGTCACCTTCCTCGGTCCCGTCGCGTTGGTACTCCTGCAGGAAGGGGTTGTCCTCCCAGGTCTTGCCGACGGTCTTGTCGACGGCGGCGTGAGCCAGCGGGTTGCGGCAGTAGGCGTCAAAGGCCAGTTCGAAGCTGACCTGATCGGGATAGCCAAAGTCCGCCGCGTGGTTGTGCTTCTGGGCCCCGAAGAAATAGCCGGGGAACATGGCCTGCAGCGAGCGCTGGGCCACGTTGACGAGGAGATGGCGGGCGCTCATCAGCGGTGCCGGTTCTTCAGGAAGAGGGCGACGGTCGACGGTTCTTCCAGCGAGAGGGTATTGAAGGCGCGGGCTGTACTGTCAGCATCGTCGTCATGCGCGGCGTCGGGGAAGGCTTCGAGTTCCATGAACCATTCCTCGTTCCAGGGGCCACGCAGAACATCGACGTTCCCGGCCTCGCATTGAGCGGAGAAGGGGCCGAAGCGGGTTTCTTTGTCACCGGTCTCGGGGGTGGCGCGGGCGGTGAAGCTCGACAGCATCTTGATCAGAGTGGCGACCTGGGCCTTACCGGCTTGGCCGGGGTCCTGTGGCAGGCTGATCTCGACCTCGCGACCATCCTGCGATGCCGTGTTGGCGATCAGGGCCTCGACCTTGTGAGGCGTGTCGCGGTCCCTGACGTGGTGGAGGACAATGTAGCGGCCGGTCGATCTCGACTTGCCGATCTTGGTGCCAGCAGTCCAGTCCGGGTCGTTGCCCTCGACCTTAGGTGTTCCGGCCAAGTCCCAGCCCCGCACAATGCGGAGATCAGTCGGCGCGGCCTCGACCACCTTGACCCATGACCGCTTGAACAGCAGTCCGGCAGCGGCCCTGATCTTCCAGTTGCCGCCGAGAAGCCGCTCGCGCTCGACCTTGGGCAGGGCCAGCAGGTTGGCCATGTAGCCGGGGTCCGCAGCCATCAAGGCCGCGTTGTCGGTCAGCTTGGCGGGGATGAAGGTGGCGGACTTGGGCGGGATGCCCGGATGCTTCTCTTCAAGCTCGGCCGGATCATCAGCCCAGACCAGGACATCATTGATGCGGACGAACCAGCGCACCAGTCCGGCGCGCTCGGTAATCGGGAGGCCGGTCTCCTGATCGATCCACCAAGCGATGAACTCAGCGACCCAGCTGTCGGCGTCAGGGTTGCATGTCGCCCGGATGTAGGGCCGAACACCGCACATCGAACGGTTCCGACTGACCATGTACCAGAACTGCTTCTGGCTGAAGTGGGTCAGCTCATCGAAGCAGATCAACGGGATCTGCGAGCCCTGCCAATTCAGGACTGTCTTGTCGTGCTCCAGGTGAGCGAAGCTGACGGTGGCTCCCGTTGGGAATTCCCAGCTCAGAACATGTTCGCGCGGGGTGGCGCCGATGATGGGGTAGAGCCTCTCGCTCTCGTCCCAGAGGCCGCCCTCATTGCGAACCTGAACCGTCGACCGCCGGAAGAAGACCGCCCCGAACCCGGGATTGGCGATATGCCTGAGCGGCTCCATCAGGAGGGCCCAGGTTTTACCCCCGCCAGCCGCTCCACCATAGATCGCGATGTCGGCCGAACTGCCGAGGAAGGTCTCTTGCGGTCCCGGCTGCGGCCGAATGACCGTTGGCTCAGTCCCTTCCATTATCGGGGAGTTGATACAGCACGACGGCGGGGGCCGCTGCGGGGAGGGGCGCGCCGTTCTTGCCGGTCAGCTCGCGCCGGTTGGTGTAGCTGTCGCCCGCTTCTTTCGCGGCTTGTTCGAACAACTGGGCTGCCAAGGCGATGTTGCCCATGGTCTCGGCTTTCTCAGCCATGCGTTGAAGCGCTCGAAGACGAACGGCGCGGTGCGAGATGGCAATCTTGCTGGTGTCCTCCAGGAAGGTCTGCCGCGTCTCTTCGAAGAGCGTCCGCCACTTCGGGGCCAACTTGGCGCCCGCGCGCTTGTTAGGATCGTAGGCCTCCACGCTCTGCGGCGTGATGCTGACCCCGAACTCCTTCCTGATCGCCTCGGCCACCACGGTCGGCGCGTCGAAACAGGCCAAGGCTTGCACGGCGTAGGTTTGGGCCTCGGGGGGAAGCTTCAGGTTAGGCTTGCCCGCCATCAGGATCACCTCAGGATCAGGCCGCCCTCAGCATGCAGGTCCCGCACGCCTGTGCGATCGATACCCTGGCTATGAGCGGCTCATGGGACGCGGCCTCGACAAGGTCTCTGACCCCGGAAGCATCTGCGCCGTATCTGCGGACTACTCCGACGAATTCTTCGACGTCGTGACCACGCATGGTGAAAGCGGGCAGGCCGCTCTTTCGGAACTTCGGAGCACCCCACTCATCGCGCTCTTGGCCACAGTGGTAGAGTTCATGCTCAACCAAGGCGCAGAACTCAGCGTCAGAGGCGTGAGCCGCATAGGGGGCGCTGAACGTCAGGATGAAGTCGGGGATGAACCCGAACCATTCCCTGACTTGCTGCTCGGCGCGGGCCTTGGCCCAACGCCCCATTGCGCGGGGTGCTCCGACTTCGGCCTGGCCGACGACAGAGCGGCCCTGCCGGGAGTTCGCGGCTGTCGTCCACAGGGTGCCGATGTTGGCTTGACGAAGGTGGGCGTGGTCCTCGTTCGTGAGGTCACCGTTATCGTCCAGGAACGTCTCTTCAATCCAAAAGGTGAGTTCGGGTGCCGGGACGAACCGGTCGATGTTGGCGGCGATGACCTCGAAAAGGTCAGGCGGCGGAAGTGGACGCACTTGCCTTCTTGGGTTCGGCCTTTGTCTCAGCCTTCACGCGCTCAGCCACGCCAGCAGCTTCGAGGCGGTCGGCGGCCTTAGCGTCAGCAGCGTTGAAGGGAGCGCCGGCGGCTGCAGAGCCATCGGGCAGGGAGAAGCCGACCAGGGCTTTCATGGGGACCATGGCGATCTCCTGTTGGTATGCAACCAGAGGCATGTCGGCTGCGCTGAATGAGAAAGGAGCGCAGCATGGCTAAGCTGATCGCAATCGCGTCGCCCGGCGGCGGCAAGGCATGGATATGTCCTGAAAGCGTCATCAGGCTCATCGGGCTTGCACCAGGACGCACATCGGTGACCCTCACGTCAGGCGAGACGTTCGAGGTTGGCGGCGATCTGGATGACATTGCCGAGGTGGTGAACCGCAACCGCGCCGATACGCTGCGGGCTCAAGCCCCTTAGGCGAACGCGTGCGACCTCAGTTCCCTGGCGGCGGCGTAGTCGAGCCTTCCTGTCCGCGCTGATCAGTCTGCTGGGCTGGCGTGTCCGCAATCCCAGTCGCTTCGGTTGCAGCTGGATTGGCGGCCGACACGCTCGATGTCGCATCCGTCTCAGTGGAAGCGGCCTCGGGCGCGGCGCGCTCTGCGTCTCTGCTGCCGCAAGCGGTGAGAGTGAGCAGGGCAACGGCGCCGGCGGCAAGTGCGGTGAGCTTGTGCATGTCGATCTCCCTTGTTGGACCAACGGGGGAGGCGGCGTGGCGTTGCGAGGGCACATGAAAAAGGCCCCTGGCTGTGACGGGGGCCTGATCTTGTGGACGCGCGAAGCGACCTTGGCTTTTTGTACCCTGTGCCGACCGGTCGAACAAGGACCGCCTAGCCAAAATCTGCCCCCCTGAACCACGTCAGTTTCTGCTGGTGGGGCTCGAGCGGAGATGTGTCGTTCGCGGCTTCCTTCGGTTTTGTGCTGGCGACGCCGCGGGCGTGGATCAGGTTCTCGCCCAGGGCGCGGATGCGAGCTGTCTGGCCCTCGTCCGCCGTCTCGCCAGTCTCGGTCTCCACCGTGGCGCGCCAGTTCTTGGCCAGAGCCTTCTCCCCGGTCATGAGGATGGAGAGCAGGCGGGCATCCGATGGGCAAAGGTGCTGGAGCGTTTTCTTCACCCGCGTCGCGGCGTCGATTGCCTCCTGGGTTATGTTCTGGCCGGGGGCTCCCTCTGCGGTGGCGCGGATGAAGTCAGGCCGGCGCTCACCGCCCGAGGCGCCAGCAGCGATCAGCATGTCGGTTTCATGGGCGCGGAACGCCTCATAGGCGCGCTGCGAAAGGGCCGGCTTGCCCTTCGGATATTCGGCGGTCGGCTTGCCTTTGCGGCCGCGGAGGATGGTGAAGACGTCCTGGCGCCAGGCACCAAGGATCTCGCCCGTCCGCTTGTCGACGTTGACCTCGGCACCCTGAGCTTTCAGCCGCGCCGCCTCTGCTCGGCGGTCGCGTAGGGTGTCGTTGGCGGCGGCAACGGCAGAGGGCTCTTCAGCGGCGCTGATCTTGCGCAGGGTGACCTTGGGCTTCTTCTTTCGGCTCATGCTGCACCCTTGTAGCCAGCGCGCTCGACTGCGTTCAGTCGTCTTTCAAGATCATCGCAGCGGTTGGCGACCAGCTTCAGCACCTCGTCCTGCAGGTCGGTCAGGCTTTGGCGGATCTCGCCAACCTCGCTGTTGAAGGCGGTGGCCGCTTCGTTCACGTCTGGACCGAAGCCCAGCGCCTCACGCGTCGCGGACACCCACGCGAACGGCACGTTGAGCGACTGTCCCAATGACCTGTCGCTATGCGCTTTGGCGTAGCAGCCCTTGTCCTCAAGGTAGCGTTCGGACAGGGCCTCGCGGATGCGGCGCTTATCTTCGGTGTTCGGCTGACGCGGCGGCTCGACGGCCATGGTGGGCTTCTCCTGAAGGATGGGCTTGGGCTTAGGGGTTGAACAGGAAGGGCAGGTGCCCCGGTCGGGTTTGACGTTGGTCCATCCTGCGCGGCGGAATGCGTCTGCCAGGGGAGACACGGGAAGCAGGCGCGCGGAAGCGGCTTTGATCCGCCCTTCAGCGCCACACCGACACGAAAGCAGCCGATACCGAACCCACTGGCCATTCTCCTGCTCGGAGACCGTGCGGAACTGGTTCCGGCTCACGCTGCGGACCCTTGAGGCGAGGTGTCATTGGCGGGCGCTATCTCATCCAGAACGCGGATCGCCATACGGACCATGCCCAGCCCGACGCGGTGCGGTTCAGCGTAGCGCTTGGCCTTATCGAGAAACTGCCCTGGCGTCGGAGCGAAGCGGGCGTTGCTGCGGCGCCAGTCGCGGGCGGTCGCCTCGATAACCGGCAGGGGGAGGCCCTCCAGATCGTCGTACCAGTCGTCCAGACGGGTCGCGGCGGCGCTCTCCGGCAGGTCCGGCCGGGGGTAGTGGGCGAAAAGCCGTTCCATCACCGCAGCAGCGTCCCAGGTCTTGGCAGGTTCGTTGGCGGGCTGAAGCTGCGCCTCAAGCTGCTTCAGGGCGGGAAGGTCCGAGGTCGTGAACTCCCCCGCCTTCACCCTGTCCCGGAAGAGCCCCCCGGCGAGCAAGGACGCGAAGAGCTGCTGATTGGTCACGCTCGGCACGGGAAGGCTGGGCGAAGGGAGTGGCGGTGCGGTGATCGTTTGCAGGGCGGTCATGGCGGTTCTCACGGATCGGAGGAGGTTCGTCGTCCCAGCGACCGGCATTCAGCCAGGTCGAGGGATGCGGGATGAAATCGGGATCGGTCCAGCCGGGCAGGGCGCGCTCGATCCCGGCGAGGATCACGGCCAGAGGGTCGTCCTCGGTGATCCGGCCCATGGCCTTCGCGAACGCCTTGGCTGCAGCGTCCTTGGCCACCTTCCGAGGGTAGGCCTGCCAGAACGCCAGGAAGCCTCTCGCCAGATCGGCTTTCGAGGGGCCCTTACGCGCGGGGAGTATCTCTCCAGGTGTGGGGGTAGGTTGTTGGGGGGTCTGGGGGGAAGAAGGAAGGGGGAGAGGCGAAGCGTCTTGTTCAGACGTTTCAGACGCATTCAGACGCTTTTCAGACGTCTTGGACCGTTCGTAGTAGCGGCGGTTACGTTCTTGCCGTGCTGTGCGCGTTGGCGCCTGCGGCGCCGCTGCCGCCTCCATCTCCGCGACAGCGCGCACAAGATCGTCGCCCGAGACGCCGGCGGCGATCAGGTGCTTGAGAGCTGTCGCGATGACGCTCATCCCGCCACTTCCAAAAGGCGGGCCATTACATTGGACCGGCCCGGCTCTGGGAGAGCGTAGCCGCCCTTGTCGCGGCCGCCGGCCGTGATGATCACGCCACCAAGTCCGACGTCTTCCAGCGTCTCGCGCAGCAGGCAGATGCGCGTCTTGATGACATTGCCGGTGTCGGCGAGCTCATGGCCCTTCCACGGACGAGCGGCGGCCAGATGCTCGGCATTCACCGTACGTCCACCGGCGTCCAGCAAGGCGCACAACATAGCGGCCTTCATGCGAGTGCCGAGTAATTGGAAGGCGGCGACCTCTAGCCCCAGGCGTTCAAGGGGAGTCATGCCGACCTCGCTGCTACGTCACGACGGGCGTGCAGAAGCCCACCGAGGTATTTCGAAGCTGCGACAATCTGGAGGTCGAGCTCTGCGTCATGCAGCGCGGGCGATGCGGCGAAGTGCGCCAGGACCGCGCCGACCTCACCAGAGACCCGGTCGTCGACGGGCAGCAGGTCTTCGATCTTTCGAACGCCGTGGAGAATGGTCGTATGATCGCGACCGCCCAACATGCGACCGATGGCAGGAAGGCTCATGTGCGGGCAGAGCTGCCGGATCGCGTACATGGCGACCTGCCGAGGCCGAACCAGATCCCTGCGAGTGCAGGGCGCGCAAAGACGCTCGAACGTCAGGGCGTGACGCCGTGCCACGAAATCCGCCACAGCCCGAGCGGTGATGCGGACAGTCATGCTGCACGCTCGGCCGCTGCATCTGCCCGCATCTCGAGATACCGGCGCACGGTCTTGGTTGAGCAGTTCATAATCTCGGACGCTAGCGCCTGGGTGATCTGCCCTTGCTCGACGAGGGCTAGGGTCCGCCTGTCATTTTCCGTCAACTCACGCGGCTGTGCGCCGCTCACCGGCTTGGGGACTGGCCGCTGAACAATGGCGAGCGGAGCAACGCGATCGTTGGCCGGCGCAGGGGTGAGCACCCGACGCACGTCTTCCATGCTGAAGCCGGTCTGCTGGGCGATATGCTGCACGCCCAAGCCTCTGGCCTTCATCCGATGGATCAGGGCGGCGTCCACGATAGGGCGCCGCGACTTGGGAGCGTGCCCCATCGACGACAGACTGCCGCCGGCATTGGTGGCGCGGCTCATGCGATCACCCGACCGTCGCGGATGCGGACGTCCTTTCCCTCAGGAACCGGCTGGTCGGACACAGCGTAGCCGGTGCCGCGCGCGTCCTTGAAGGAGACCATGTACTGACCGTCCCGGCGCAGAGTGCAGGAGGCGACGTTGACTTTACGGGTCATGGCGCGCCTCAGAACGGAATGTCGTCGTTCAGGTCGTAGCTTTCGCGCTGACCTGAAGACTGACCGGCGCCGGTCGAACGGTTGTCGCTGTCACCCGAGGGCTTGTTGCCCAGCATGGTCAGGACGCCGTTGAAGCGCTGCAGCACGATTTCAGTGATGAACTTCTCGACGCCCTGCTGGTCGGTATACTTCCGGGTCTGTAGCGAGCCCTCGATGTAAACCGTCGAGCCCTTCTGCAGGTAGTTTTCGGCCACCTTGACGATGTTCTCGTTGAACACGACGACCTGATGCCACTCGGTCTTTTCTTTGCGCCCGCCCGTGGCCTTGTCGCGCCATTGTTCGGAGGTGGCGATGCGCAGGTTGGCGACGCGGTCGCCGCTGTTCAGGGTGCGGATTTCCGGGTCGCGACCCAGATTGCCGATGAGGATGGCCTTGTTGACGCTGCCGGCCATGATCAGACCTCCCCGAGCGCGGACAGGTAGAGGTCGAGGACGGCTTCAGCCTCCTGGCGTTTGGCTTTGTCGATCCGGCGCAGGCGGACGACCTGGCGGATGATCTTCACGTCGTAGCCGTCGCCCTTGGCTTCGCTCAGGACTTCCTTGATGTCGGTCTGAACAGCGGCCTTGTCTTCCTCCAAGCGCTCCACTCGCTCGATGATGGAGCGCAGGCGCCCTTGAGCGGCTGCTGTCAGAACATCGGATGCGGGGTCGAATTCGGTGTCGGTCATGGGTTTCTCTCGGATCAGGCGTGAAGGGGTTTGGGAGCGAGCGCCGCGTAGGCCAGCTCGGCGGCCATCTGTTCCGCGCGAGCGCGTTGCAGAGCAGATCGGGTGTGGTGAAGGTCACGACTGTCGCGCCGGCGCTCGGCGCTGATGCGGGCGGCGTAGGCCTTGGCGAAAGCGCGGTTGGCGGCGTTCAGTCGGATTGCGGCGCGGGCGCGACGAATGCCGAACATCAGCGAACCTCCCGAAGACGGGTCACATTGGTGGCCACCGCTCGCAGCTCGCGCGCTTCCAGCTTCAAGCGATCAACGCCTTCCATCAGGGCGTCGAACGCGGCGAAGTCTCCAGACTGGAGAGCAGCGGCGATCGGCAAGAGGGCCGCCGACGCCTGGACCACGTCGTGAGTTTCCTTCAACGGGCAGGCTGCAGGGGCGACTGCGGGGGGCTCGATGGTCTGAGCCAGGGCGCCAAAGACGACCGACTGGCCGCAGGCGTCTTCCAGCGTCCACACCTGCTCCCAGGTCGGAATGTCGCGGGCGTGTTCGGGGTTGGCGCTGCCGAGTTGCGAGACGCGCTGGCGGCTGATGCCGAGGTAGGCGGCAGCGGCGTCCTGTCGGCCGACCTTGAACACCAGCTTGGCGAACAAGGCCTTGAGGCGGGCGTAGTCGAATGTTCCAGCTTCGTTCATTGCGGTTATCCGTGGGCTTGCAAGGTGACGCTTCCTCGGAGCCGCCCTACTCAGGCAGCATGAAGAGGCGGGTCGGGTTCGGGGTCGTTCGCAGGGGCGGGGGGAGTGATGGGCGTGAGGCGCAGCACGCTCGGGTGCAGCGTCTGGATCAGGACAGCGCGCACGATGTTCGCGATGACGAGCTGATCTGCTTCGGTCATGGAACTGCCCGCCGGAGGCTGGAGGGGGACGGGAACCCCCGGCGGGCTTCCATCGCGCTGGCGGCGCGCGATTTCGTGGAGGCGGTCATTCAAGCCGCCTCGGATTGGGAAGAGATGTCGTTTGCGGCTTCCTCCCGGAAGCGCTCAATGAGCGCGATGTCGGGGTTCAAGTCGGCGGCTTTGATCCGACCTCCGGCAAGCCGTTCAATTTCTAGCGCTACACGAATGCTCGGCTTCCGAGCGCCACTTTCAAGGCTGCTTGCTTGACCGCGGCTCTTCAAGCCGAGCTGGGCGGCGAAGGCGCCCAGAGACAGGCCAAGTTCTTGTCGGAGAGATTGGATGTCCATGCATGCGTGTTCGCATATCACGAACAAAAGCGCAAGCTGCGTGTTCGCAATACTCCCGCCGACAATCGCCGAGGCATTTCGCACAATGCGAACATGGCAAAAAGAGATTTAGGCCCCGTCGATTACGAAGCGCTGCGCGAAGCGTCAGGCTGGTATGCGGCGGCTTGGCGCGATTACCGAAAGATCACCCAGCAAGAATTGGCCGATGAAATTAGTTCGTCCCGCGGTCAGGTGAGCGACCTCGAGACCGGCGCGAAGACACGATTCAACCGTGATTGGGTCAAAAAATTCTCGGAAGCACTGCGAGTGCGACCCGGGTTTCTGATCGATGTGAACCCCTTCACCATGTGGGAAGGCGAGGAACAGTTGGTTGCTACGATCCGTAAGCTGAGCCCGGACGATCGGACGGCTGTTTTGGATATGGCAGAGCGTCTTCTGCCTCGGGCAAGTTGAACCAACAGCAACCCTAGCCACTGGCTGAACCTCGGGGGAGGGGTGAATGAACGTCGCAGCTAGCGCGGGCGCCAACGTCGCCATCATGGCCGCAGTCATGCGCAAACGAATGATCGAGCACTTCGAGAAGGCTGGAGCGCTCAGTGTAGAGACCGCGATTCCCCCGCCGCCAAAGCATCCGCGGTCAACGGTGAACGCCCTGATCAAGCACAAGGTGATCGTGCCGGCTGGTGACGGCCTTTTCTACCTGGACAAGGTAGCTGACGCCCGCTCGTTGCGAGAGCAGGGCAAGGCCGCAATGGCCGTGCTGGGGATGCTGGTGCTGATCGGCCTGATCGTCCTCGGCATGGTCCTGGTCGGCCAGGCATGAGCCGCAACCTCATCCAGCGCGAGGCCAAGGGTCTGTTTCAGCACATCATGCGGGCGAAGCCGTTCGATTGGATCGCGACCGGCGCGCTCGTGATCATCTTGGCGTGGCCGAAGAAGGTGATCTGGGGCTCGTGGCCGGAATGGCTGATGGTGACCGTGATGGTGATCGGCGGGGCGCTGGTAGCTGTCGGGGTGGTGAAGTGGCTGCTGAGCTTGAGGGCGGCGAGGTTAGAGCGGTGACGGAGCCAAGCCGTCTAGCAGGCTCGAAGGCGTCGATCCTCGCGCATGTTGCTGACCTCAAGGCCGACCGAGACCGGACGCGCGCCGGGCTGCATGCGATGATCAGCGGCGACGTCACGCTGCCTATGAACGCGCCGGCCGACGCTGTGCGGGCAGTCGGCGATTACGAGCAGCGTATCGCCAGCCTGGATGAGGCTATCACGCGATATGAAGCGGATCTGGCTGCGGGCAGGTACGTCGACTAGATCGTAGTGATGACAACCTCGGGGGAGGGGTGGAATGCAGTGGAACGACCGGAAGACGCCTTCGAAGTCGGCTGGGGCTCGGAAGGATCGCGCTGATATGTGGTTCGTCCGCCTTGCCTGGATTGTAGCTGCGGCGCTCCTCGTTTTCATGCTGTACCAAGCGTTCTCAATGAGGCCGGAGGACCAAGTTCCGGAAAAGCCTGCTATCAGCGATGACGGCAAATGACGGGCGTTCTGACCGAAGCTGAATTCTGGAGACTGGCCGCCCAACCGGTGATCTTCGCCATCACCATGCTGGCGTTTTTGAAGGCTTCGTGGCGGGTGCGGTTGATCGCGGCGGCTGTCGGCGCGGCTGCTGGGCTGCTTATCGGTCTGGTCGCCTTGTGGGCCCAGCGTTCTGGCGCGCCATGGTGGCTGGGCTGGGCTTTTGCGGCGCCGCTGATCGCTTGGGCGGGGTGGCGTTGGATCAAGCGACGGCGAGTGGCCGGCCGCGGCGGTTAAGTTGATGGAGGGGTGGTGCCGTATAGATTGAAGGACGTTTTAGACCGGGGGCGCGTTCAGCAGGACGCGATTGCCGAACGCTTGGCTAGGCAGGGCAACACACTGTCCGCTTGGTTAGTTGTCGGCAATGCAGGCGCCCTGGCGGTAACGGTGAAGCCCATCCTAGACGGGTCGGCATGCGCTTCATTCCTGCGGCCGGTGGCTCTCGCCTTCGCCATTGGGCTGCTGCTCACTGTTGCAGGCATGGCCGTCGGCTACGTCGCCTCTATCTGGAGCAATTTCCGGCTCGGAAAAATAATCGATGAACTCCAGGGGGCTTGGATCGCCGAGACCTATATCGACGGCCTTGAGCAGGACGGGGTACAGGTAGCGGACGACGCTCCACTCCGTAGAACCGTAGAGCGACACGGCGAAAACATGGCTCGAATGCAGGAGTCTTTCGCGCGCGAAGCGATCGCCGGCATGGCGGTCGCGCTCGTCCTCACTGTCCTTGGCAGTGCTTCTTTCGCCGTGGGCGTTCTGGGCCCGCTAATGAGATCTGATCAAATAGTTCAGTGCCAAATCCTAGCGTTGTCCAAAGAAGCTCTGGCGAACGGCAAGGGTGGGGAGGCCGTAGCCTCCGCCGGTAGTTAAGCCTTCCGCTTGCGATAGCCGCCGAGCGTTGGACGTTTCATCATGCCCGGCCTGGGCCGCGAGGGATCAGGAAGCAGCTTCGGCAGGAAGGGTAAGGCAGCCGCGTCGCGAGTCTTGAAATACTCCGGCGCACGTTCAGGTATCCAAACCGTGTCTACATACTCCAAAAAGAGCGGGAGCATTGACATAGGATACTGTCGTACTTCGCCTTCCCATTGAGCGGTCGTGTGAATGTAGTAGGAAAACGAAGTGGAGACGGTGGGATGATGCTTCTTTAGCCAGTCCGAGAAGCATCTTCCCACGCTCGAGTCGGGACGCAATTCTGTGCCATCTGGAGCCTTGTCGGCCATTAAGTGTCCGGCCTGCTCCAGTCGCCCCCAAACGCGGATTACCAACTCGTTCAGAACCGAAAAATGACCCTGTTCTATCCGGTTCCAGTTTTCATTGTACCGCTTGATGAAGGTCGGTACACGGCCGCTGTATCGACCGGTTTTCCGGATTGTAGGTAGAAGCTCCGAAGTCACCCACTTTTTGAAGCGCTTTGCCTCCGGCTTGTCCGATCGAAGGATCAACGAGAACAGACCTGACTCATTGATAATCGTCATCGATCGCGCGCCGCCGCGGACGCCCGATTGACCCTCGGTCAGAGCGAGGGTCATTTTTTCATCAGCATCCAACCGGGAGCCTGCATCGCTTGGGTTGCGTAGGTCTAACGCGCGACAAACGTCGACTAGGACGAACCAAGGCTCGCCGTCACGGTCGACAATGCGGAAGTCGAAGTGGTCTTCGGTCTCAAATACTCGGAGGGCGTATTGCATCGCCATCCCTTTCTGCCCGGCGCCCGGGCTTATGAGGAATGAATTGACGAGGCCGTCAGCCCATGGAAGAATCCACGGTGAGCGCTGAGACGGGCCCCGCCAATTCGGGAACACCTTCGAAGCTGAGGCCGTCGGGATTGCAGTCCCGGCGGCTTTTTCGTTGGTGCGATCGAGTTTGGATGAAGCACTAAATCTAGGGTGCACCGAACCGCGCGCGACTAGCGATATGGGCGCACATCGCTAATGCCCCGTAAAGCCCTTGACGCCGCCCCCTATAAGTGGGGTCCACAGATTCACGGGGTGGCGCCCTGTGGAAAAGTGGGATGCGCCTGCCGTTTTTCGCGAGAGTCTGCATCGATCACGAAGCTGTGAAATATGGGCTCAGGCCCTCAAAAACAAACCTCACCCGGGGGCATTTGCTGACTGGTTCCCGGTCACGCGCCAACTCTTCGTGTAGCGCAGCCGTAGGAACGGCCCTCAGCCTGAGCGCTTGCCTTCCTGTAACCAAACAGGAGAAGCAACATGACCGACGTCCAACCCATCCAAGACGGCTCGGAAGACATCAACCGCGACGAACCAGGCCGCGGCGAGGATAGTCTCCAAGATCAAGCGCGACGTGAGGCTGAAGAGGCCGAGGGTGATGATCCCGAAGAGGGTAGGGAGCGGCCGTCGACCGCCCCGCCGATCGCCAACCCGGACTGATCGATCAGAACCCCGCTCCTCACAGGGCGGGGTTTTTGCTGTTCCGTTCCAAGCTGTCTGCTTCTTCCCGGTACCTCGCTGCGACGCGGTCAAACCGATCACGGTCAGCCTTGAAGGGTGAAAGCCTGGCCATGTTTTCGGCGTTACGCTGGAGCTGGCGAAGCTCTGATACTCGGTTCGAACGGGTCATAATGAAGCGGAACTCGGCATTTGCGATCGTGCACGGCGTCCGGAGCAAGTCCTGAGCCTGCGCGAATACAGGCTGGCTGCGAGATTGGATGACCTGCCAGTTCCTTTTGCTTGTTCAACATTATCGTGTAGCGGGGCCGGCGGAACGTCATTCAGGCCAGAGGCTTCGCTTCCTGTAATCGCACAGGAGATCAAGATGACCGACGTCAGACCCGACCCCGACCGGGACCCATCCAGACATCAGCCCGGGAAGGTGGATGAGAATGGCTTAGGCCAAGGCGAAGACAGCCTTCAAAAGCAGGCGGCGCGCGAAACCACCCTGGATCAGAGCGGGGACAAGCGAGCGGCCTCCCATCTCTCGGATGAGAATGGCGACCTGACGAAAATACAGGCCGGCACCGTACCAGAGGGCGATTTGCAGGAGGGCCAGCGAGGGAAAGGGCAGGACATCCCTTCTTGAGCCGTAACGCCAGGGAAGGCGAAGGTTTGCCGTCAGGCGCCGCAGCCCCGTGTGTGGTAGCCTGATCCATGGATAGATTGACGAAAGAGCGAGAAGCGGCAGAGCGAGCCGAGGTCTACGCCCCAAAGCCTACCGGCGGGCCCTGGCTGGCCGGGGGCTGCGGTGCGGTCGTGGCAATGGTGGTCCTGTACACGATTGCTGAAGTCTATGTGTTGCCTGTGCGGGCGAACCTGGCCATCGCGGTCCCGGTTGTGCTCGCTGCATTCGTGACCGTTTACCTGGGCTACCAGCGGGCCCGGGGCAGGAACCGGAAGGCACAGGCGGATGAAATGGAAAGAGGCCGATAGGCGCCGTCAGTCGTCCTCGTCTTCATCGTCGCCTTCGTCCTCGTCCGCTTCTAGGTCGGCGAAGACGAGCCGCATCTCGACCCGCACCTCATCCATCGTCTGCTGAGCCCAGGCATGCAGCGATTTGACGGTCTTCTCCGCTGACATGGCGTCAGCAGAGAACAACCGGTCCATGACGTCGGTCAGCGTCTGGTTGCGGCCCATGAGGACGCCAGCGCGGTAGATCGGATCGTCTGAAGGGTCGATGTCGTCTTCGTCCATGCCTCGACCATACCACCAAGGCATAATTTGAAAACGGCGGCCACAGATGGAGCCGCCGTTGGTCGTTCTAGGCTTCGCCCGTCTTCTCCAGCTCTTTCAGCCGTTCCTCTATCTGCGCCGACAGCAGGTAGATCTCCGTCATGTCCGCGATCAGGTGCCGAGTCTCGTCCTTGCCGCTGAAGGTTCCCACATATTTCTTCGTAACGCCGTTGAAGTGCAGGCGGGCGATGGTCTTGCGGTTGTTGTCGTCCAGTAGGATGGCGCAGTAGGACTGCGCGTCCCGCATGACGATGCGCTTCGGCTTCACCACCTTTGAAGCGATCGCCTGGATGATGTGGAAGCCTGAAACCTCCTCCTCCGTCGTCGTCACCATCTCGGGATCGCTCGGTGCTGCCTCGTCCTGATCGGTCATAGAGGGGCCAGTCGCGTTGAGTGCCGTGGACAACCGCTCATTGACTTTGTCGCGGATGATTGAGGAGAAGGTCGATACGACCATCTTGCCGAAGTTCTCTCGCACCTGAGCGGTGACGCGGCCCTCGTGCACGCGGGCGGCCATCATCCGCACGAACTCCTCCGACGGTTCAGCCATCTCCTTCTCCAACTCCTTGCGGAGCAGGGACTGAAGCTTCAGCAGGCCTGCCTCCTGAACGATCTTGTCGATGTCAAAGGAAAGCTTGGTGAATTTCTCCACCGTGCGACCGTCGGTCGGCTTCAGCGCGTCCATGCTGAAAGTGAAGAACGGCTTGTCGTCCATCTTGTTGGGCGCTTCGACGTCCGAATAGAACTGATAGACGACGCCGTTGGTCAGGATTGCAAGCCGCGCGTCCGTGACGGAAAAGTACCGGAACAACTGGCTGGCATGGTTGAGGTTCAGCGGGACATTGCTGGGCTTGCACTCAACCAGGATGCGGACCTTCCCGGCCTCGCAGATCGCGTAATCGACCTTTTCGCCCTTCTTGGTCCCGACGTCAGCGGTGTACTCCGGCACGACCTCGGACGGATTGAACACGTCGTAGCCGAGCGCCTGGATGAAGGGCATGACCAGCGCGGTCTTTGCTGCCTCCTCGGTCAAGAGCACCTCCCGATGCTCTACCGTGCGCTTTTGCAGCTCGCTAAGTTTCGTCTGAATATCCATGGCTTCCCCCGTTCACTGAACGGTGTCAGCTAACCCGCAACTGGAGCGGGTGTCGAGTCACGCCGCTTCTTCGTCCGCCGCTCGCTCCGCCAGCGGATCGATCTGGGTCCAGGTGTCGCCGTCGGCGCTGCAGTCGATCTTGAAGTAGGCGGTGTCATCCAGCCATGGCTCCCGGCCGTCGGGGTCTATGCCGGTTGCAGCACTGGGAACGGACCCATGCTGTGCGAGGATCTCGATGTCCGCATAGAGGTCCAACTCGACGTCGGCCCACTGCTGATAGACCAGCACGCCATCCGCTGAGCGGGCGAGAATCTCGCCGCCTTCTTCTGCATCCACCGCGCACACGAACTCGTATCGCTGGGCCGGCTCCTCACGAAGATCCCAGAACGGTTGCGCGTAATAGTGCAGCCGGCGCGGCATGCCTTTCCCTCCAGAAGTTAACGTCCCAACCGCCACATCGAACGGCGGTGAGTCAACCAAGCTCGAAACCCATACGTCCGAAATTGGCGCAGCGGTTGCTCGCAATATGCGAACTTTTCTATTGCGCCTATGTTCGTGATATGCGAACAAACTCCCATCACCGGGAGACGAACGATGTCACTCAAGACCGACAACAAGACCCAGGCGCGCGAAGTAGCGCTGGCCCACGGCTCTGCCGCTCAAGCGTTGAACGTGCTCGGCCCGATCTGCGGCTCTGACGAAGGCGAACTGCGCCACCAGCTCTATCTGCTTCTGTCGCTGGAAGACGGCTCGGCGGTCGCCGACTGCCAGAAGATCGTCGACGTCGCGACAGGCGAGGCCCTGACCGCCTGGGCCAAGCGCCGGGACGATACACAGCGCGCCGCCGACCTCTGGAAGCGCGACTTGCTGATCTGCAAGGCCGCCATGTTCACGGCGGCTGCGTGATGGAACTGCGCATCACCCCCGGCTTCAACAAGCTCTACCGGCTCGCCCTGATCGGTCCCGGCGACCGCTTCGAAGCCCTGTCCGAGCACGACACTCCCGCCGATGCCATCGCCGCCAAGCTGCTGGCTCAAGCCGCGATGGACGACGCCTCCCAACAACTGAACCGCCTTCTGAAGGAACGCGCGCAATGAACCGCCGCCAACTCGCCAAGGCGCACACCCGCGCCCGCATCATCGCCGCTGCTCAGAAGCTCTGGGCTGAACCCGGCTCCTATAACGACGGCACGATCCGCATGATCGCTACTGCTGCCGGCATGTCCACCGGCGCCATCTTCGCCAACTTCGAGGGCAAGGAGCACCTGTGGCGTGTGGCCATGGGCTACGAGCCGCCGATAGACAGCGCCGAGGTGCGGGCGGCGCTCAAGGCCGCTGCGCCCCGGCCCGTTCTCGCCGAGGCCGCGTAATGGGCTCGGTCATTCCCTTCCGTCGCCCCGCGCACGCCCAGTCGCTGATCAAGCACACCGCGACCTTGTCGTGGCTGGATCGGCAGGGTGAGCAACATCGCGAGCGCCACGCCGCCTGGACCTCTGCCGAGGCCGCGCAGATGGCCTGGAAGCGCGCCCGCTCCATGCGCCTCGCCGGCGACGCCCTGACCTTCCGCATCGATCACCGCTCGCAGGTGGTCCTGTGACAGCCGCCACCCCTTCATCCGCAGCCAAGGCCTCCGCGACCCCTAACAAGGGCGCGGAGGAAGGCGCGGCTTCTCCTGAGGACATCATGACCGCAGCCAAAGCTACCGGGCCTGCCATCTATCGCGCCATCGCCTCCGTCATGGCTGACATGGCCGTCGAGGGCATCGGCAAAGACAAGCGCAACACCCAGCAGGGCTATAACTTCCGCGGGATCGACGACGTCTACAACGCGCTCGCCCCGATCCTTGCCAAACGCGGCCTGATCATCCTGCCACGTGTCGTCAACCGCGAGTGCGTCGAGCGCACCACAGCGCAGAGCAAGGCGATCTTCTACACGACCGTCCAGGTCGAGTTCACGCTCGTCGCCGCGGAGGACGGTTCGTCGCACGTCGTCACCACCTACGGCGAGGCGATGGACAGCGCCGACAAGTCCACCAACAAGGCCATGAGCGCCGCGTTCAAGTACGCCGCCATGCAGGCCTTCTGCATCCCGACCGAAGGCGACAACGACGCGGACGCCACGACCCACGAAGTTCGCGGCCGGCAAGCCGATGACGGGCCGAGCGCTGCTGCTCAGTTCGCCGCTGACCAACTGCGCCAGGCCATGACCGGCGAGGAGTTCAAGCACTTCTGGAACAGCCAAAAGGAGGGCCTGCGTCAGAGCCTGAACGACGGCGACTACGCCCACGTCGTGAAGGTCATGCAGACCGAGGCCAAGCGCTTCGCCGAAAAGTCCGACGCGAAGCATTCCGAGAAGACGACCGCCAACGACTTCCCCGGTGACACGCCCTTCGACGACCAGAAGGACGTCGCCTGATGACGACCTTCTACGTCAACTCCAGGGGCCAGGACGTCGAGATCGCCTCGATGGCCTATCCGCACCTCTGCTCGGCCCACGCCAAGCTGGTTCGCGAACAACGCGACGGCCTGCGTCAGAAAGAAATCGACGCCATGGCTGCGGAGATCGCCGTCCGCGATGTCCAGCGCGCAGAGGCTGAAGAAGCCGGCGAGGGGTTCCGTCCATGAGCGCCGAAGTCATTCATCTCACGAATGAGCCGCCGACTCCTTTCGACGCGCATCGCATCAACCTGGACGATCTGCTGGTCGAGGCCCGCAACTGGGCCGACGGCGAACCCGCCACTACCCAGGCGCAGGTCGATGAGATCGCCCGCCTGATCGACGACCTGAGCACCGGCGCCAAGGCCATGGAAGCCGAGCGGGTGAAGGAGAAGAAGCCGCACGACGAGGCGGTGAAGGAAATCCAGGACCGCTACAACGTCTACTTGGCCCCGCTGTCGAACAAGACGGTCAAGGGCAGGGTGCCGCTGGCGATCGACGCCCTGAACGCTGCAAAGCGCCCCTTCCTGATCGCCGAGGAAGCGAAGTTGGAGGCCGCCCGCAAAGCTGCCCGTGAGGAGGCTGAGGCCGCCGCCAGGGTAGCCGCTGAGGCCTCGCGTCAAGCTGACGCCGCTGATCTGGAAGCGCGTGAAGCCGTTGATGCCAAGATCAAGGCCGCCGAGGACGCGGAGCGCGCCGCCAAGGTCGCGGAAAACGCCAAGGCTCATGCTCATGGCGGTGGCCGGGCCCAAGGTCTGCGCACTCGCGTCGTTGCCGAGGTCACCGATCTCGACGCGGCAGTCCGTCACTACTGGTCTGAGAACCGCCAAGCCTTCGCTGATCTGATCCAGCGTCTGGCTGACGATGACGCACGGCAAAATCGCCGCGCCGCCAAGGGCGTGACCTTCCGCGAGGAGCGCTACTGATGGCGCGCCACCTCCTTAAGCTGACGCCGGGCCAGCGCGACAACGCGCACGGCTGGGTGGAGAAGGCTCTTCGCGAATGGCAGCCCGGCTCCGCTTTCGTCATGGAAATCAGGGAGCCCACCCGTTCCGACGAGCAAAACCGCGCGCTCTGGTCCCTGCTGGGCCAGATCCAGAAGGCCCGCCCGGTCCACAACGGTGTCCAGATGGATACCGAGACGTGGAAGTGCCTGTTCATGCATGCGCTGGGTCGGGAGGTCCGGTTCGTGCCGACGCTGGACGGCTCCTCGATGCTGCCGCTGGGTCTGCGCTCCTCCAAGCTGACCAAGCGCGAGTTCTCCGACCTGATCGAACTGATCCTCGCCTGGTGCGCCGCGAATGAGGTGGAGGTTCAGCACTTCGACGCGGCGAATGATGACCATGCCCCGGCTCAAGGGGAAGCGGCATGACGACCGCCAAAGAACGCGTCATTCTCGCCAAGGCCGCGCTGATCAAGCGACGGCAGACCCGCGAGCGCCGCCAGTCGATCAAGGCGCAGCGCAAGGCGGGCGGCAAGGCTGACCGGGGCAGGGAGC